GGCGGTCAAGTAGGATAATGTCAGCAATCTCTACCCTACGTGGAACAATCGCGACTGCGCTAACTGATAATGCGGCGTGGCAGGTGTTTTCCTTCCCACCTGCCACTCCCCTTGCTAATAGCATCGTAGTACAACCCGGCGACCCTTATATTGAGCCAAGCAACGATCATTACAAGACGGTCAAACCAAAGGTCAATTTCAAACTCATTGTGCTTGCGCCAATGTTTGATAACCAAGGCAACCTAATTAACATTGAAGATTATTATTTGAACATAGTAAACAAGCTGGAAGCATCGAGTATCGCATACTCCATTGGGACTTTCAGCGCACCAGCAGTCTTGACCGGCGTAGCAGGAGATTTGCTCTCCGGTGAAGTATCTATCAGCGTTCTCTCAGATTGGAGCTAAACATGGCTGATGCAGACAAAGAGCGCGAGGCTTTTCTTGCCAAGATCGGTCAGGTAAAGCCCGCAGAATCAAAACCAACCCCAACCGCTAAGAAAGACGAGGAATAGCCAACATGGCAGTTTTCTTAAACAACAAGGTCGGTCTTAAGATCAACGCAGTCGATCTTAGCGACCACGTAACCAGCGTCACCCTTAACCAAGTAGCAGATGAACTAGAAGTAACTGCTATGGGCGACACCGCACACAAGTTCGTTAAGGGCTTGGAATCAGGCACACTTACAGTTTCGTTCCTAAACGATACTGCTGCTGCAAACGTCATGGCGACACTCCGCGCAGCGTTCGGTACAACCGTTGCTGTAAAGATGTTGCAGGAAAAACTTACTGCTGTCGGTGCAACCAACCCACTTTACACTTTTGATATTTTGGTCAATAACTTGACACCTATCAACGGTGGAGTAGGCGACATTGGTACACAGGACATCACTTTCACGCTAAACTCGGTCGTGACAATCGCCGACACCGGCACGTTCTAAACAAGGAGTAATGGGCAATGGCAAAGTTAATAGTGACAAGGGCTGACGGGACAAAATCGACACACTCGATTACTCCCGCCGTTGAATATGCTTTTGAGCAGCAATTTCGCAAAGGTTTCCACAAAGCCTTTCGTGAAGATGAAAAACAAGAACATATCTATTGGCTTGCGTGGGAATGTCTGCGCCGCGCAGATGCTCCAGATGTCAAACCTTTTGGGGCGGCATTTTTGGACACACTAGCTGCGGTGGACGTGGTTGCAGATGATTCCCCAAATGGCTAACGCGCGATTCCTTCACGTATAAGATTGCTCAACTGAGCATCCATACAGGGATCGCGCCTAGCGAGTTTATTAACATGGATACGGATTTGCTGAAGGCTTTTTATGAAGTCTTAAAGCAACAGGCACAGGATAGGAAAAATGCCGGTAGTAGTAGAAGGCGTTCCAGAGCTTAAAAAGGCTTTGAAGAAGTTTGCGCCTGATCTACGCAAACAGATGGACGATGAAATCCGTGTGGCATTAAAAGAAGTTACAAACGCAGCAAAAGCTAAAGTTCCAAGCCAAGCGCCGGGCGGTTTATACAATTGGCAAGATATGGGCGTTGAATCACAAAGTCGCACGTCCCGCGCGAGAGCATTTCCTAAATACAATGCACGCGTCATACGCCGTGGATTGACTTATTCACTTGGTCGTAGCAAAAGAAATATGAGCGGCTTTGCCAGCTTATATTCTTTGCTCAACAAATCTGCTTCGGGTGCAATTGCCGAAACTGCTGGACGCTTAAGCGGTGCCAGCGGTAGCAGTCGCAGTCAAAGCAATAACCCTAATGCCGGTGCTAGGTTCATTGGTGGCATGAATGGCATCGGTCCAATGAAATCCGTTGATCGCCGTCAAAAGTCCACAGGTCGCATATTGTTTGCAGCCTATGTGGAGAATGAAGGCAAAGCGCTGGACGCGGTATTCAAAGCCATTGACAAAGCGTCAAGATTATTCAATGAACGCGCCAAGGTAAGAAAGGCTGCCTAATGTCTAATATTCGCATTGATATTGCTTCCGAATTCAAAGACAAAGGATTCAAGCAAGCCGAAGCAGCCACAGGCGGTTTGCAAAACAATCTAAAGCAATTAGGTAAAACCCTTGTTGGCGTTTTGTCGGTTCGTGAGGTTTATCAGTTTGGTAAAGCGGCAGTAAAGGCTTTCCAAGAGGATCAACAAGCTGCAACCCGTCTAACGCAAACGCTTGGCAATCTTGGCTTGGCTTTTGAAGATAGCCGCGTTACTGCCTTTATTGCGGATCTTGAGAAAACGTCCGGTGTGCTTGATGACTCGCTTCGCCCTGCGATGCAGTCACTATTGACCACAACGGGTTCAGTCACCAAGTCACAAGAACTCTTAAACCTAGCATTAGAAATCTCTCGCGGTAGCGGTGTCGATGTCGCTACGGTGGCAAACGATTTGAGCAAAGCATACGTTGGGCAGACTCGCAGCCTTGCTAAATACAACACCGGATTATCACAAGCAGAACTTAAAACTAAAAGTTTTGGCGAATTACAGAATTACCTTAACAAGCAGTTTGCAGGACAGAACGCCGCTTACCTTGATACCTTCGCGGGCAAGGTGGACATGCTCAATGTCGCATACGCCAATATGCAGGAAACCGTGGGCAAGGGCTTGGTTGATGCGTTCCAGATTCTTTCAGGTGATCAAGGCATCGGTGGTGGCATTAGCGCCATGGATAGCTTTGGCGATGCGGTGGCAGACACCACACGCGGCGTTGCAACCCTTGTAGCAGCCTTCAAAGACTTAAGCAATTATGGATCCACCGCCCTAGATTTATTACGCAACATTGATCCGTTTAACCCGCTTGGAAGTGCTTTTGGATATGTTCGTGGATTAGGTAAGCCTAAACCTGCACCTTTTAGAACACCAATGTCAATAAGTGGTTCACTAGATTCTCAGGCTAAAGCGGAAGCTGCTCGTAAAAAAGCGGAAGCCGATGCTGCGAAGCGAGCAAAAGAATTATTGGCATTGACAAAGAAGCAGGTCAAAGCGCAAGAAGCCTTAAACAAAAAGAAAAAAGAAGAAGGCATTTTGGGTCAGATTGCTCAACGTTTTGATGTTGAACGCATTGAGATTGCCGCGGCTTTGAAAGGTCAAATAAACGAAACTGAACGTTTACGTCTGGAACTTATGCAAGCTATTTTGGATGAAGACGTAAAGCGTGCAATTATTTTAGAAGGTCAGTTAATTAAGGCTGAGGCAGCTGCTAAAGAATTAGCAGACCTACTTGACAGCCTTGACGAAATGGTAGGCGACCCGTTTGCGGATTGGCCCAAAACTATCACTCGCATACAAGAACTGTTGAAACAATTAAAAATCAATATTCCTATTGAAACTTTGTTTGCTGAAAAAGGTCTAAAACTAGATCAAAAAACCATGACCGTTACAACAATTGAGCGCATGGACGTAGATGCGAACAATGTCTATATAAATGGGCAGCTCATGAATCAAAATCAAACAACGGTTAGTACGGGTCAAGCGCTTTCCGCTGAGGTGTGGAAAGAGTTTACGGCAGGAAATCCGCTAGTTGTAGCTGCGGTAGAAAACGCAGCGGATGCAAATCTTGCTCTTGCCGATGCTGAACTTTTATTAGCTGAATCTTTGTTAGCTGAATCAGACGGTACAATAGAAATTAACGTCAATGTTGATGGCTCTATTATAAGTGAAGGCGATTTAGCCGAAACGATTATCAATGAGATATACCGCAATCAGCGAAATGGGCAGGGCATCCTTCTTAGCTCGGTGGCAATTTAATGCCAGCACCAACACTCAGGGTCTTTGTAGACTTTGATTCCGATACTGCCTTTGAAACCGATCCTTTAATTCTAGGATTTGCCACAGAGGGCATACTTGGAACTAACCGCCTAGGTTCAGGCACGTTGCCTGTCGAGATTACAGATCTTGTATATCGGGTTTCTATACGCAGGGGCAGAAACCGCATCACATCTAAATTTGAATTTGGCAGCGCCAACGTCATGCTTTATGATCAAAATGGTGATTGGAACCCGATGAACAGCGCGGGAGCCTATTACCCTAATCTCAAGCCTTTGCGCCAAATCATTATTTACGCAACTTATCTAGGCGTGGACTATTACCTATTTTCAGGCTACATCACAGACTATGATACAGGCTTTAGGCAGGGTAATGAGAATGTTAGCTCGGTAACGCTCAAGTGTGTAGATGCGTTCAAATTGCTGGCAGGTTCTGCAATTGACACAGTAGCAGGGGCGGGTGCGGGACAACTTTCAGGGGCGCGTGTCAATGCCCTTTTAGATGCCGTAGAATGGCCTGTAAGCCTTCGAAACATTGATACAGGGCAAAGTACCCTTCAAGCAGATTCCGGCACGTCTAGGAACGTTTTAGAGGCTTTACAGACGGTTGAGAATAGCGAGTTTGGCGGCTTGTTTATTGACGCTGAATCCAATGTCCGATTTATTGACCGAGATAACCTTATTAGCAATCCCGCCACATCGGTTTACACGTTCACGGATACGGGCAGCAATATTTCGTACACCAATGCCGTAGTAGCTTTTGATGATACAAATTTGCTTAATGATGTCACGGTTACGCGAGCTGGTGGTACGGCTCAAAACGCGTTTGATCAAACCAGCATTGACACCTATTTCTTGCACTCAGGCGAGCGCAAGGGCATCTTGGTTCAAACCGATGCTGAGGCGCTTAATCAGGCTAAAGGAATCCTAGCTACACGCAAAGATCCCGAAGTGCGCATCGATAGCATCCAACTCAATCTTTATGACGATACCAACCCAAACAAGCCACTTGCAGGGGTTGATATTGAGTTATTGGACGGCGTTACCGTTACAAAGACAATGCCGGGATCAACAACAGTCACACAGCCAAGCCTTGTTAATGGAATCCACCACGATATTACAAAGTCAAGCTGGAATACGACCCTATTCACTTCCGAGCCTTTGCTTGCCGGTTTCGTGTTAGACAGCACGATTAGCGGTATACTAGGCGAGGACGTACTGAGCTACTAAGGAGCAATTGATGGCAGGTGCAGGATATAAGCTGTTTAACACGGGTGACGTGCTTACGGCAGCTCAGGTTAATACTTATTTGCAAGAGCAAGTTGTCATGGTATTTGCAGATGCCACAGCTCGCACAACTGCGCTGTCAGGCGTACTTGCCGAAGGCATGGTTTCGTATCTTAAAGATACTAATGCAATCGAAGTGTATGACGGATCAGCATGGGTTTCCATTGGTTCATCTGGTGACATCACGGGTATTACAACAGGAACCGACTCAGGTTTGACGGGTGGCGTTACTTCAGGAACCGCTGACCTAAAACTTCAATTACAGTTCAATGCACAAACAGGTACAACCTACACACTTGTAGTTGGCGATCTAAATAAGTTAGTTACATGCTCCAATGGTTCAAGCATTACTGTTACAGTTCCACCGTCTGTGTTCTCAGCTGGTAATCAAATTCATGTCCAACAAATCGGAGCAGGACAAGTTACTTTTGCACAAGGCTCAGGGGTAACAATCACAAGCACGGGTGCTACCGCATCTGCGCCTAAGTTACGCGCTCAATATTCAGCTTGCACAATTATCTGCACTGCTTCAAATACTTTTACAATTTTAGGTGATATTGCGTAATGCCAATCTTAGGAATTGTAGCGTCACAGAATTATCCACGCGCTGTCGCTCCTACGACTGTCGAATATTTAGTTGTAGCAGGTGGCGGTGCTGGTGGCGGTTCTCCACTTAACTACGCTGGCGCAGGTGGCGGTGGTGCGGGTGGTTATAGAACCGCATCTGGATTTAGTGTTAGTGGTGGAACAAATTACACAGTTACCGTTGGAGCTGGCGGTGCTGGCGTTGTTGATGGTGATGGAGTAAAGGGTTCAAATTCAGTTTTTTCAACAATCACTTCTACGGGTGGCGGTCTTGGCGCAAGAGAAGGTTCCACAGGTGGTAATGGTGGTTCGGGTGGCGGCGTATCGCAGAACGAAAACGATTGGGGAACGGGTAATGAAGGCGGTTACTCACCTGTTGAAGGTTACAATGGAAGCAATAACGGTAACAACAATGGCGGCGGTGGTGGTGGCGGTGCAAATGCCGCAGCTGTGGCTAAAGGCGTTAGTGGCGAAGGAAGTAATGGTGGCGCAGGACGCGCTTCTTCAATTACAGGGACATCTGTAACAAGAGGTGGCGGTGGCGGTGGCGGTGGCGATTTAGCTGGTTTTGGCAGTGGTGGAGCTGGCGGCGGTGGAAACGGTAATACGAGAAATGGAAATGGGAACAACGGCACAGCTAATACAGGCGGTGGCGGTGGCGGCGCAGGTAACACTAATCAAGGCGGCAAGTCGGGCGGTAACGGTGGTTCTGGAATAGTTGTTATTGCTTATGACTCAAGCAAAAAGGATTTAACAGTAGGTGCAGGATTGACTTACACTTCAACAACAAGCGGTGGCAATAAAATTTACACATTCACAGCTGGAACAGGCACGGTGAGCTGGTAATGGCACACTACGCGTTTTTAGACTCAAACAATGTTGTTACTGAAGTTATTGTTGGCATAGATGAAACCGAACTTATTGAAGGAATGACTCCTGAAACTTGGTATGGCAATTTCAAAGGTCAAAAGTGTGTGCGCACATCTTACAATGGCAATATTCGTAAAAATTATGCAGGTGTTGGTTTCAGTTACGATGAAACTAAAGATGCTTTTATTCCGCCCAAGCCTGATGATGCAATTGGTTTTGATGAAGAAAAATGTTTATGGATTGTTCCAGCAAAGGAATTAGATGCCGAAACTGTGTAAAGCGGGGCAACAGTTACGAGAACAAATTGACGATGCGTTCCCCGATAGAAGTCGAACTGCGCCTGAAGGGTGGCTCGGTGATAAACGCCATGCCGCTAGGGTTAGCGATCATAACCCACAGGCTGATACGGGCATTGTACGTGCCTACGACTTTAACGCTGATCTTGGACCAAGCAAACACGAAGTCCATGATCTTGTTGATCAACTTCGATTACTTGCCAGATCTGATAAACGAATTTCTTATTTGATTTTTGATGGCAAAATTGCAAGTTGGAAGCGTAATTACAAGTGGAGAAAGTACACGGGCAGCAATCCGCACCGAGGACATTTTCATATCAGCTTTACTGCCAAGGGCGATCATGATGGCAGCATGTTCAGAATCCCCTTATTGACAGGAGAACCGATAAATGGCACAACTAAAAGCAGTAGCCGCAAGCTGGGCAAGATCCTTTCTAGCAGCCGGAATAGCAACCTATCTAGCGGTGGGGTGGAATGCACCTGCAATTGTCAATGCCGCTCTGGTCGCGAGTCTGCCGGTTATACTCCGCTGGCTCAACCCTAACGATACGGCTTTCGGTCGGCGATGACTCCAGCAGAATGGGCAGCGTTCGTTGCTGCCATCCTTTCTTGCTGCGCACTTATTGTCGGCGGGCTTCGTTACATTATTCGTCATGAAGTGCCGGGTATCTTGGAAGCATCAAACATCGTGTCGCGCATCGATAAACTTGAGCGCATGGTTCTAGAATTGCTTACTAATGAGCGCAAGAAAACCAACAAAAAGCGAACTCGCCGCTAGGCGTAAACGCAAAGAATCTGCTGCGCGCAGATCAGGTGAGCCACTAAAACCCATAGATATT